CGGAACTTCAACAAACATTTGTTTGCCTTGATTTCCAACAACATCATATACATCAGTATTTACTTTGTTACGTCTACGGCTTGGGTCAATGGCAATCTGATTAACTGCAAAACTCATCTGTGGTAAACGTATTCCCAATTTGGTATCATCGGTGATCGATGATTCTTCCAATAACCGACGAATGAACTTTTCTTTGGGTGCATAAGTCAATGGAACACGAATATTTTTGTCAACTCCACTTTCTGGATGGGCGACATAGATATTATTGAATAGAGTACCGAAAGCAATAACGACTTTTCGGAGATATGCGCCGTAGTAATATTGAAACATTAATAATTACCTTCCGAGAATGGATCCGTGTTATCAAATGGGACCACATTATTTGCAAATCTTTCTTGTTCAAAATCCTCATTATTTCCTTTGAGAGTCTTGTTGGGTCCGTAGGACATGTATCTATTAGTATCAGCAATAATGGAGCTAATAGACGCTGTAAGCCCTTGGTAGACTCCAGCCGTATCTCCGAGGGCTCTAAACGTGGAAGCCGTACTGAAGCTTCCGCTGATAATATTGATACGAACGGGACTATAAGTTTCACCACCCCAAGATTCAATTTGACCAAATCCACCAGAACTACCAGAAATGCCACTTTGACTTACGTATTGTCCTGGATAGAAAGAAGTAGCACCTATAAGATTGTACACATATAGGTTATAGAAGGTTCTAAAGGCATTGTCATAAATTTCATTGATAGCAGTATTTCCTGTGGTAATTTTTTCCATACTGTAACTAAACATTTCGCATGTCAATTCATAACTGTGAAGTTTTCCTAATGCGTAGAAGGGGTTTTCATGTTCTACAAAGTTGATTTCAAATATACTTTTAGATAAAGGAAAATAGATTAAGTCACCTTCACGTGGACGAATTATTGTGGGTTCTGCTGCACTAACTATGTCCTTAAATCTTTTCTTTGCAATAACTAGAGTAAGCTGATCTTTGACTTCAATACCAAACTGGTTAATAATATCAGTTCCTTTGAAACCAGTATTTGTTTTGATATAGGCTTCAATGGTATAAGATGTAGAAAACGAAGTACCCATATCTTCACCAAAGATTTTATCAATATTTGCATATTGACGTGGAACATACACCACATCTCTTCCGGTACCTTGAATGATTTCGATGGTGATAGATTCCATCAAATCTTGTTGTCCAGTATCGTCTTGAATATATGGGTTGGTAGTCATGGTTTAGCCTATCAGCATATCTGGTGGTGGCTCGTACATCTTGGTTATCTTATCTTCAATCTCTTCTATTTCGCGTAGCGCATCAGCCATAAGAGCAGGTGCATTCATTTGTGCACCACCGGGTAACGGAACACCAGAAAACTTCATAAGATTCTGTGCCCATTGTTTTTTCAGGGTAGCCGTATAGTATCGTTTAAAAATACGGTCTTTCCATATTTTTGGATATAAATCTACGTCAATGGCAACATATGCTTCAAACATCAAATAATTTCCAGGTGACAATCGGTCTTTACCTGTATCTAAAAATAGTCTTGATGTAGCTTTTGAGAATGTATAAGCAACCGGATATGCAAAATCCATTTCAATGGTTTGAATGTAACTTCTTGCCATCTCGTAATTTGATAGAGCACCATAGGATGCTTGACCCTGATTAAAGAAAATACCAAAGAAGTCCTGCATGGATAACTGATATCTAAGATCAAAGATATAATCACCAACAGTTGAAGTAATAGGATAAACTTTACTAATGGTTAAAATATGGTCTGAACTAGGCCAACCACCACTAGACCCAAGTGCAGGACCAATAGTATCAGTATCAATATACTGGCGCGTTAAATCGAGTGCAGTAATTTTATGAGCAAACAGAGCTCTATGAACAAAGTCAAAATGCTTTTCCATTAGATAGCTTAAACAGTAATCTAAACGGTCATCGGCTTGAGTTGAGCCAATATTAACCGTGACAACTGGTTCGCCTAGGGCTCGTTTACAAAAACCAATAAATTCTTCTTTGTTTGTTGGATCCATTACAAAAATTATTTAGGCTCTTGAGAACTTTTAATTTTAGCCATTTTCTCAAAAATCTCATATTCTGCATTGGATGGGTCTGGATTTGATACAATAATTTTATCAAGTTCCATTATATCATAAAGCTCAATTTGAGTTTTTCTATTGTTTTCTTCAATTTCTTTAGGGTTTGCTGGCTCATAATTAGAAAATCCTGGCATCTTCAATGGACATGAAAGATACGGATAATCCAATTTAGAATAAGATTCACCATTAATTAATAATTGAGTATACGTGTTATCACCACACCCACACCCACCACAATAATGTCCACCATGGTGTTCACTTTTAAGTAAATTTGGGCAAGGTGAAATTGATGAGTTACCAAAGCAAGACAATACACGTAATTGTTTTTCCCAAACAAAAGCTTTTTTGTTTGTAAAACCACGTGAAGCCAACGACATAGCCAAAGCAATACATTTATTTAAAAAATTCATTAGACACTTACAAAAGTTATTTCAAAAGAAAAAGGACACGCTAAAGTTTTAAATAGTGTTTGATACGAAGGGTTTAAATCTGATGTAACTGTATATCTACCACCCGCACTTACTGAAATACTAACAGTTGTTACACCAAATAAACTTTTTAAGATATATGCCATACCTTCTTGTGTACCACGTATTCTTGTGTATACATCATATGTCATATAAAATCTTCTAAAATTACTAACAAGTTCTGGATAAGTAGCAAAATTTAAATTACTAGAAAATACCAAGTCTGCATACGCTTGCAAAAATGCATCTGGGACATAGTGAATATCTCTTAAATCTTCGAGATAAAATCCCATACCATAGCCTTCATAATCAAAAAGCCATCTATAGTAATAAGTAAAAAAATCAATTACTGGGGCTGCAGTTGGGTCTACACCATATTCTTTTTGTACCCATGATGGAAATTGATTCTTAATTTGAATCTTATCGCCATCCCATTCTTTTTCTGGAATACCCTGTTCACGCAATAATTTAAAAGTAGTATTGACAATTCTCTGGATACCAGTTTGAATTGAATCTTTTGTAAAACTATAAAATAATGTCATATTATTGTCCGTATGATACTATGATACCAGCAATTTTTCTAACGGCAAGATAATCTAAAAGTAATTCACTTTGTAAGTCCACTGACAAATTGGGAACATAAAATTTAATCTGCCCCACACTTGGGCTGCTAATAACAATATCGGTATAAGCTATTGTTAAACCTTTACCAATTAAAAATGAATATATTGCATCTTTATAATCATATTCTGTTACAATTCTATCTCTTGTATTTACAGCATACTGAGTATATGTTCGAATATAATCTTTTGTTGTACCGTTTCGTCCACCAGTTGGGTTTGTATGACTAACTACGGTGACCTTACTGTAAATTTTTGCATTTAAGATTATTGCAGAATCGGTTAAGGTTCCTGAAGACTCTAGGGCTCGACAAATTGCTGCACCGGTGATAACTTCTGCTCCAGAAATATTATTGGTAACATAATAAACACCAGGACCGTTTAAAACAGTAAATATTTGAGTTCCAGAATTATTTGAAAATTTATCTACTCTACTCCATGAAACTTCGCTACCATCAGTAGCAAAAGAACTAAAAGAAACAGTAGATGGATCATATGATACAGGAATAGAAATTACCTGTTTTGCTAAGTCATAATTACCAAATTCAGTTATTGTTTTTCCTGCAACTAACACAACATCGGTTGTATCGTCATCAACTGTAACTGGAATTGCTGTTATATTATAAAATAAACAAGGGGATCCATTTGCCTGGGTTCCATTAAAAACACTATATGCTGGAATTGCACTCGTTTCTTTGTTTTGTATTGTTGCGACACACCGAGAAGAAACGGTATCAGAAATAAACGCACCATGTAAACCAGCGTTTAAAAGCAATGTACGCTTAGTTGAAGCGGTTGTTGGAAAAGAATTTGTCAAAACTGAATGTAAATAATAACCATTATATGCAGTATTTGCAGACAAAATATCCAAGAACATATTGATGGCTGATGCTTGGTTCGCAAAATCATAATATTGAAATTGTGGATATTTTTGTAAAAATGTTACTAAACTTGATTTGATAGAATCATAATCAAGTTTGCCTACATTTAATGTGCTATAATCATAATTCATGTATTTGTATCCATTGTTATTGTTACTTGGTTGTTTACGCTAGATGATGTTTTTGTAGAATAATCATACTTAACCACAATAGTTAAAATACCACCATTATTGTATATTCTAGTTCTGACTTTATTTACATTTTTAACTGCATACGTTATCGCTGTATTGATTTGATCAACAACAATATATACATTAGACAAATTGCCCATTAAAAAACTTTTAATATTTGTTCCTAAAGCGTAATTAAAACTATTTTCTGATCTATCCAATAATACAACGTTTTTTATTTGTTGTGCTATATTATAGCTACCCTCAACCAAAGCTACATCTTGTCTGTCATTTGCAGAAGGTATTGTAGTTAAAAGAATGTCAAAATCTATTTTATCCATGTACCCATTTATTTAGGGTAATTTCTATACTTAAATTGACTCATATGGTTTGTTATCTTCATATGGTGGATAGAACCTAGAATTTGTCATAGTGCTCAAAGATAGAATGGTAGTGTGACCACCATCATTTTTTATTACGTTTTTCGCACGCATAATATAATAGTAACCAGTTTTTACTTGGTTGGCTGGTTTATCGTCACTGAGAGTAGCTAATCCAGTAGGATCATCCATTTTTACATATACAATATCACCTGGGCGTTGACTCAAATCACCACCAATTGTAATTTCAATCAATTCTTTAATTGATTCTACAAAATCTTGACGATTTATTGGGGTCTCTATTGGTGTATCCCAAAAGGTTGCAGATCCTAAACGATACTTTAAGAAATTTTCAAACATATCACCATATAAAGGGCAGTTACAACTAAAGGTTGCCATTGGGTCAGGCCAAAAACAACCAGCCCAATCTTTGCCCAATATATTATAAATGTTCACACACTCTGGATCTGGTTCGTTAAAGATTAAAGTAAACCCACCCGAACCACCTGCTATACCCAAACCTGATGCACCAGATAAACCACAAATACAAAGTCCACTGGTAGAACCACTTAAACCAAAACTAGCCTCCAAACTATAAGTATTACCAACACCTAAAGCAAGAG